TTCCGGCTCTTTTATTCTGCATCATCTGCTTCATCGTCCTCTTCGTGGTTTTTAAGCTGGTCTACAATCCAATCTAAATTGTAAATTCTGTTCTTACTAATTAGATTATACGGTGTTGTATCGTCTTTAGTTATATAGTGTACATTGCCTTGCGCCAAGACAAATGTGACAAACTTTTGTGTAATCATGTCACAATTATCTACGTCCACTATGACAATATCAACTTGTTGTGCTACACTTAGCATCCAACTAATATCCGTATCTTCCTCGTCATAAATGAACACGTTAATGTCATCAATGCTTTGGCTTAGGATTGTTTGAAATTGTTGTTTAACGTGCATACTTGGTTTGACTAGCAAGTAGCTCAATGTTAAATTGAACAATTTGTCCGGGGGAGTAATTACTGTTATTTTACCTAAGTTCATAAATTCTTCTGATTAATTCTTTTCCAAAGTGTGCTTGAAGATTGTTCAGCATTTTGCTGATATCCTACTCCCTGGTCTTCACTTGCATGTGACCCAATTGGTCCTTGGTCATGTAGTTCTTTTTTTTTGACTCTGTCTCTGTTAGGTAATCGCCTGGGCGATCTAAATCTTCGACGCTCGAAGGTGAACGTTCTGCATCAACCCATTGGCTTCCGTTGTACACGAAATCTCTAATTGGCTCGAAGTCTGTACGTTTAAAATGTTGTCCGATTGCAGGATTCTCTGGGAATACTGTGCCAGCATCTGGTTGTGTATCAACTAGTTCTTCGGCAGGATGATACTTCTCAGCTTCTGCTTCGATAAGAGCTTGCTGTTCAGCTTCTGCAATCATCTTGTTCCATTGGTCGATTGGCAATGCTTCAATAGTGTCAACGCCAGCAGGTGGTTCTTCTATTTTAACTTCAACAACTGGCTCTTCTTTTTCGTGCTCAAACGTATCTCTAGGATGTTCGCCGCTGTCCTTAAACTTCATAGTAACTTTAGGCTCTTCTGGCTCTGGTACTACTTTAGCTTCTTCTAGCATTGCATTAATCTGTGCTAGTTGGTCTTCAGTTAACGGACCATCATCTGGTTCGTAGTCGGGCTTCTTTTCCTCAACTGGTAGTTCAGTAATTGGCACAGTCTTATGTAATAGACCGTCATCCTCTTCTTCTTTCTTCCAGCCAAAGGTCATCTGAGCAGCCAGCAACATAATAACTGCTAATGGGTCAAATACTACAATGATAGTAATGATAACCCACGTAACTGCTTTTTCTAAAATAGTTTCATCTGTTGCGCCATATACAAATGCCGCAATATACTTTAGAGGCCCAACCTCTGCTTCAACTTTTCTGACTTCGGCCGCGATGGGTGCTCTTTCTTCTGATAGTTGACTAATTGTTTTTTGTTCGGACGCAATCTCGGATTGAAGTCTGACTCTTTCTTTTTGTTGCGCTCTGCGGATCGCCACAGCTTTATCGGCACCCTTTTCATCATTACTGCGGCCCATAACCTGGTCGACAGCTTCATCCATTTGTTTAAGAGCTTTGCGGTTAGCATCTATGTTATCCTTTGCTGTTTTAATCTTTTCGTCGTAGACACTAATCTTTGCCATTACATCGCCGGACACTAGACTTTGGTCACTGTGTGCTTTTGATAAGAATCCAAAGATACCCATTGATGTGATAATCATTAATACAATGACTGCGGTAGTCATGTATACCTTCATTAGGCGCGGCGCTTGATTCCAGTTAGCTTTAAGCCAGCTTGCACATACTAGCTTTGCAACTTCTAAAGCAGAGCCCATGACAATGATAGGAATAACTGCGGCGGAGAAGATTGCTGCCAAACCCACTACGGAGTAGTAGATAGCAACGGCGGATATTGTCAATCCTGTAAGTAGTAGTAACCAAGCTAGAATCATAGTTTTGTATTTATTAAGAAAAACACCTCTAAAATAGTATATTACTTTAGAGGTGTTCGGTTAGTCAACCACATTGAGTTATTTAAAAACAATGAGGGCTAGTAATGAGGCTTGAACAAAGAAGCCGAATCCTATAGTAACAATGTTTAATAGGTCCTTTTGAATTGTTGCTTTAATAAAAAAGCAAAACAATCCAACCCAACTAAACAATACCATATCAACAGGCGGCATCTTTTCAGTTAAGCCTGTTAGTACTGCAACCATAGTAGGGATAGTAGCTAAGTGTAGGAGCACTACTGCAATCCATCCCATTGTTTCTGCACTTACGTGAGATGCTTGTTCTTTGATAGTCTTAATCCATAAGTCAAGATCAAATAAATCATGTACGCCTTGTTTAAGTTGTTGCTTATTCATGTTAGTCCTTAATTGTAAAAGATGTGTCGACCGATTTTAGCTACAGGCTTCTTGCCCCATTTTGGGTTTACATAGTCGCCGTGGAAGTAAAGAGCATTTTGAACTGAAGGCAATCTAAATCCTTCTAGTAATACTTTCTTGGCTACTTCCATTGATTCTGTATACACAGGGCCGTTCATTGGTTTCTTTATACTTGCGCTATCGCAATACCAACTGAACTGGCAAAGAACCTTTTCGTATACAATGTTCTTTTGATAGACAACCTGGCAGATGTCGCTAGGGAAAGCGCCTGATTCTGTACGGTTGATTGTAACTTGTGCAACTGCTACTTTCCCTTCAAATGGTTCGTAGCCTGCTTCGTGGTAAATGTTACGAGCAAGACAGTCTAGTTGTTTCTGTCTCATATCTGCTGTAACCGGGCTCACAGTCATGCGAGCGTTCTTTAAGGACTCTAGTTTGTAATTAACTGCTTTAGTCCCTACGATACCTACTAGCATGATTGCTAGAATGAATACCGTTAGTTTTATGATGCGTATCATGTTTTTCTCCTTTACGCTGGATAAGGGATTTGCTAGTTCCCTCTTTAAATAATGGCTCCGATACATCTCCTATGCGTTAAAAGCCTTACTGCTCTGTGTACCAAAACCTATCGGTACAATAAGTAATTATCCTAATTTTAACCACTAGAAAAACTACTACTTTACTTAGCTACAGGCTATCGACGCATTTTGGAAATATCAATCGCTTCCTCGTCACTAAAAACCGGCACTGCGTTGCTTTTGTGCATAGTTGCAATGCCTTTTACCTTGGTTCCGGTATATACTTTTGGTGCTTTAAGTGTTGCGTTGCCTGCGCCCGAATCTCTGCTCTTAATATGGGCAGTAGTGTTACGACCTTCAGGGATTTTCAAACTGTAACTGCTACTCAAACTAGGTGCAGCCAAAGCACGGGTACGTTTCTTTTCTTCTGCTTCAATGCCCCAACGCTTTTGAAGCTCTTTCCAAGATTCATCCAATTCTCGTGCCTTCCTTGCATGTTCTGCTGAAGCGAATTTCTTCTTGCCTTTTTTCTTGCCGGTGGTACTAAGCCACGGGCCTTCTAAGTGCATACTCATTCGGACTCCTAAACTGTTTACATATTGCTATTATACAATACTGTTTAGGTAATGTCAATCCTCGTTATCGTCAAAAGTTTGTAGTACCATTTCTAGTACATCTTCAATCTCTTTATCTAACATGACTGGGTCAATAGTGTATTCTGCGTCTGGGATGACGTCAGCATCTTTCACAGCCAAAAGCTCAAAGAGCTCCCGGCGTGAAATGGGTTCGTTACGCATATGACTTACCCAAATAACTGTCATAGCGCATAGTGCAAAAACCTTGTCGTCACGCCAGACACCGTTCTGCTCGCACCATTCAACTGTGCGAGTAATGTAGTACTCAATATCTTCGAGTCTGTTTTCGAGTTGAGCGATCCATTCTTTAGTGTCGTCGCGTGTCCATGGTTTCATTTTAGTCTATCTTTTAACATCTGGAGCAGATTTGGAAAATATTCGTGCAAAGGATCTTTGATACTATTTCCCATACCGTACTGTATCTGCTCTTTTACTGGCACATTCTTCTTTTCGAATCTATCGTTGAACTCAACAATAATTTCAAATGCCCTAGCAAAGGACGGAATACCTGTGTCATCTTCTTTGAACCAGAAGTTATGTTTCTTCAAGTCTGGAATTGTGTAGCCATACTTTTCATATGTCCTATCCAATTCACTCATAGGATGATTAGGATATGTGCCTTCCGGATTAATCATTAGAGGGAAACAATATACCATATGCACTGGACAGTCCTCTTGTAGGAACCATTCCATCTGCTCTTTGGCATGTTCATAACTCTCAAATGGCAATCCAATAATGTAGCCTGCGTTCACTGATACTTTGTCACCCCATGCTTCTTGTACTTTGTAAAGTGTGTCTTTACGTTTCTCCGTAGACATGCCCTTGCCGATAAGTTTAGCGGCTTGTGGGTGGAATGATTCAATACCAAAGAAACAAGATACCATACCAATGTCTAGCAACATTTGAATCTGTTCAGGATTCATAGTCAATACATCTAAACGTAGGTAACAGCGGAAGCGTGGTTTGAATGGTAATCGTTTAACAGCGTTCAGTACATGCACTAACTTTTCAGTAGTGTCGTTAAACGTGTCATCAGCAATCCAATAGTCAGTAACTCCAAATCTTTCATAGTTTTCTAAAAGTTCTTTGTACAGAGTTTCTTCTGTCTTTAGATAACTAGAAATATTCTTCTGACCAATTAACGGAAACGCACAGTACAAACATTTAAAACGACATCCTCGGCTTGTCTCAAGTGTTAGTACTTCGTCACTGCGAATTTGATCAAAGTCTGTGTATCTAGTAAAACTAGTTGTCCAGCCCCAGTCGTATGCAGTTCCGTTAGTGTCATGATTAATCATAGACGGCCAAATTCTCTTTGGCTGTTCCATAAAGTCAAGTATCTCTGTTTCAGCAATACCACTTAGTTTGTAGTCTGCCGGAAAGTCAGGATACCAATCTAATTTAGCACCGCCAATAAGAATCTTGCACTTGGGATTAATTTCTTTAACTACATCAACCCAACGTTGTCCTAATCCTACAGCAATGTCTTCGGTAAAGGTTGCGGCTTCGTTAGGAACTCGTTCAACTGTTGTATCAATGTACCCGTCATCCACGTTATCTCGTAGACTAACGGCAGGGTTAAAGTTCTTAGTTAGATTGTCTCGATCTCGGTAAGGCCACCAAGTAGTTGAAAAGCCAACAAAACGTGTAGTATCGCCGATTGCTAGACTACAGATTTCCTTCCATGTTTGTATGCTCAAGGCCATAGAGAAATCGACTACTAAAACTGTGTAGCCTCTTTCTCTAAGGTGTGTAGCTATTCGATGAGCACCGTAGCCGCGAGTCCAGCTAGGGAATGTAGGAGTGTCTGTGACTAACACAGCGTCATAGTTGTGTGTCGCCATAACGCCCTAGATTATTTTGCTTCTTTGGCTGCTACTCGTGCATTCTTAACGGCTGTTACATCGTTACGACCTTCTTTGCACAATTTGGCAAGTTCTTGTAAATGCTTACGGACGCGAGTACCTGCGGCGTTAACTTCTTTGTCGTAAAACTTTTCGAAGTCTGCTTCCATAGCTTCAACTAACTTTGTGAATTCTGAATATTTAGACATATTATTTTTCCTTTGTAATGATTTCGTATATCTCTTTCCAGTTTTTAACGACTGGATAATTGCAGGTATGGTCCATGTTATGACCATGCTCTACTAACAAACTACTTAGCCCCAGTTCGTACCCTACATCGGCGTTTTGTGGCTTATCTTCAATCCACCATAAGCCCGAATTCTTGTACGGTTCTAGTGCTTCGTCTTTGTCTGCACCTGTATCTAAACAAATAATTGTTTCGATTGCATCACCAAAGATTTTACGCAGATTCATATCTCGTAATCGTTGTGCGTCTTTGTTTTTGCTTAGGCTTGTGATAACACGGAATTGATATCCGTGTTCTTCATGTAATCTCTTAACATAGTAAGTAGAGTCACGAAGTGCTGGTAGAAAGCCAATTGCGGCAGATTCGTTAAATTGCTTAACGATCTTTTTGGCATCCTTTTGATCTAGTTCCTGATAGTGCTCGTGCAAGTAATAACTTTGCTTAGCCGTTTCAGTTAGTGTGTAACCTTTTTCCCGCATCCAAACTGAAAATGCCCATTCCCAATCTAGTAGTACACCGTCTGCGTCTGTAAGTATGATTTTGTCCATACTCACATTATAACATTAGTATGTAATACAGTCAACTGGTTTTGGTTATCCAGCAAATACGTTTTGACTGCCCATTGCTATAGTATCGTCTTCAACCGCATCGCCAATACGGGCAATTGGTTGATTGTTTACATAGACTGTTCCAGAACCACTAGTGGTCACGTGGCCAGTTTCATACGGATGCGGGTCTCCATCGTATGCTTCTTGAGAACCATGCGGCTCCCAACCTGTACCAACATGTACAACACCTAAGTTATTTGCAAACACATCAGTACTGCATCCTGCACCTGGGCCTAATGTTGCTCTAGGAGAGTAAGGGCCGTGTCCGGCAGTCTTGTCTGTTTCTCTTGTTACTGGTTGTGCTGGCATGTTAGTCTCCTTTGGCTAATAAGGCTTGCATTTCATCTTTTAATCTATCATACGTAATGATAGTAACAGTATGTGTAAATGTTTCGCCGTTAATAGTATATATGCAATCTTTTTGTACTACTGGAGGAGTTGCCATAGCTGTTATCTTAGAATATGTGCCTTCTGCTGGCGCATAGTCAGTGGTATGTGACACAAAGTCTTTATCTAACCACGTCCATGTAGTTTTAAGTATCGCTGTATACTTTCCGGAAATTGTAGCAGAGCCGTCATTCTTCGTAATAATAATACCCGGGTCTTTTTCTACTACACTAACCTCAGGTTCAACTGGCAATGGAATAAGGAATGGGGCTACCCCCGTGAGCACATTAATTGTAATGCTGAATTCTTTATTGAATTCTTGTACGGCTAACGGAGGTATTAACATATTAAGCTAGCTTAATGCCAGTTGTAGATTCAATAAACTGATCAGCAAATGTCTTATCAGTTGGTTCAGCTACTGTTACTGTTGTTTTTAGCAAACTTACTGTTCGCTGTGGATCCACAGTAAACAAGTATGGCATTAGACCTGGGCCTTGTTGCCCCATACCGATTACCATTGGACGGCTTAATTTATAGTGAGTATCTGTTTCACTATCTAGTTTAGCTACTAGCTCTTCGCCGCTTGTTAGTTTTAAGGTGATTACTTCACCTACTGCTACGCCTTTTGAAATTAACATATTATCCTTTTAGTGTGTTAAAAAATTCGTCGTCTTTTCCAGCTAGGCCTTGATAGCCGCCTGGTAGGAGAACGCCGTCCTTGAAAATTTGTGGTACTGAACGCAAGCCTTGGTCCATTAAGAACTCACGTGCGCCTTCTTCTTGAGCCACGTGTACTGTTCTATACTCAATACCTTTGCTTTCTAATAGTGCCTTTGCTCTATCGCAGAAGGGGCACTGATCCTTTGTATAAACTGTAATCATATGTTTCCTTAAATTGCTGGTAATTCTTCGTAGTTAATGCCATCGCCCATTACACCGATAACATAGTTTGTACTTTCGTTTTCTTGTAGTGCTGTTTGTTTCTTGCTAGTATCGCTATGCTTGTTGAACCAAGGAATAGGAGTTGACTTAGGAGCAGGCGCAAGATACTTAATACCGATATCTTTCAATGCGCCGACTGCTGTGTAGTCAACAAACTCTTTTAGAATGTTAGCATTAAGACCAATCACTGGACCTTTCTTAAACAAGTAGTCAGCCCACTCTTTTTCTTCACGGATAACATCCATGTACAATGCGTATACTTCTGCATCGCATTCTTCTTTAATGGCTGCGAATCGAGCATCTTCTTTGAGTACTTGATTAATCAAGTAAGCTGTCCAACCCTTGTGTAGCAATTCGTCTTGTAAGATCAAACTGATAATGTTACCATTACCAATAAAGATTTTGTTTTCTACCATTGCTAACGATGTAGCAAATGACACCATAAAGCGGAATGCTTCTAGCGCATAACTTGCGTGTAGTGCCATCCAAATAGCTTTAATGTGATCACGTTCGTTAATTGCTTCGCCTATTTCTTTGCGGCAGTTAATAACATGTAACGCATCATAATACTTACCTACGCTGGATGCCATGTTAACAATTTCTTTAGTATCATGGATTGTATTAAACACATCCTTTGGCACGTTGTAGATGTTACGGATAATGTGACTATAAGACTTGCTATGAATGTTAGTTTCAAAGAAGCCCCAGTTATACATCAAGGCTTCGACTTCAGGTAAGCTACACACAGGAGTGAATACCTGTGTTGGTCCACGACCTTGCAAACTATCAAGTGCTGTTTGACGTAATAGGTTGCTAGTAAAAATATGTTTAACGGCATCGCTCGCATCCTTAAAATCAGTTGCGTCTTTGGTTAGACTAATCTCTTCTGGTTGCCAGAAGAATCCTCGTGCAGTTTGGTCGTAGTCTGCAATCTTTTTGTATTTAACTTCCTCAAAGCGTTGGATAGTAACTGGGCCTGCAGGATCCAGAAACATCTTACGATTCAAGTAGTCTGTCTTTGTGTTTAAATTATATTGTGCGTCTGACATGTCTTTCCTTATATGCTAAAACTACTGCCACAGCCGCATGTTGATTGTGCATTTGGGTTCACAATAACAAACTGACTGCCCATTATTTCTTCTTTGTAATCTATGCTGGCTCCTTGAAGGTATTGCATACTCATACTATCAATTAGTACAACAACTCCCGGCTTGTCGATAACAAAGTCATCTTCGTTTTGTTCTTCATCTAATGTGAATCCATAACTAAACCCGCTACAGCCGCCACCCTGGACGAATGTGCGAAGTTTAATGTTTGGATTATTTTCTTCAGCTATAATGTCTGCAATCTTTGCTAGAGCTGATTCAGTTAATGTAATCATAGCTTGCATGACTCGCAGTCATCTTCTAAATCTTCGTACACAGTTAGTGGTGTGCCTGTAACATACGACTCGGCAATAGTGTCAACTGCCTTACTGCCCGCTTTGTTAATCAAACTGTAGTAGAATGTTTTCAATCCCCACATGTGTGCCTGCATCAAGTTCTTAGCAATCAATGTAGTTGGCACTTTACGATCAGCAAAGTGTGCTGGGTTGTAGAATGTGTTAGTACTAATTGACTGATCAGTGTAGGCTGCAATAACTGCGGCTGTTTTAATATAGCCTTCGCAGTCTTTCTGTTCCCACATTAACTGATAGTTCTTACGCACTTTAGGGTTCTGATACTCAGGGACAACTTGTGTAAAGCTACCTGCTTTGCTTTCCTTAGTTGAAATAAGCGACATAGGCATTTCGATGCCATTAGTACTATTAATAACAACACTAGAACTTTCAACCGGAGCAACAGCACCATTAGTAGCATTTCTAACTCCATGTATTAACATCTTAGCACGTAAGGTTTCCCAATCTAACTCTGGGGTAAAGTCTGCTAGTTCGTTAACTCCCTTAGCACGTAGTTCCCAAGGAAACTTACCTTGGCCGTAGCGTGTTTGGTCACTGCCCAAACACTTACCACGTTCTTCTGCAAGCTCAACTGACATCTCTGTTAAGTAGAAGCTTTGGTGTTCTTGCCAAGTCTTAACTTCAGCTAACGCATCCTTCTCACCATATTTCAAACCACGCTTGGCATGCCAGTAGGCTAAGTTTGTAATACCAATACCTAGTGGACGAATCTCATCGTTACTTAACTTAGACTGGATGGAAAGAAAGTCTTGATAGTCAAGTATGTTGTTAAGACTACGGTGCAGTATGCGGCAAGCACGACGCATATCTTCAGGGTTACGGAACGCACCCCAATTGATTGAGCCCAGTGTACACAGAGCAATACGACCGGAATCATCATCCAGACGCTTAAAAGACTTAGTAGGTAGGAGAATTTCACAGCAAAGGTTACTCTGGTAAATTGTATGATACTCTGGGTCGAACGGACCCTGGTTCATGACGTTGTCGATGAACACTAGATAGATACGCCCTGTATCAGTGCGCTCTTTCAAAATGCCCGACTTGAATACTTCTTCAGCGGACATTGTTTTCTTGCGTAAGCCCTGCATCTTTTCGTAATTGACGTATAGCTTCTCAAATAACTCTGTGTCTTTGTAGAATGCTTCATACAAGTCAGGCACTTCATTTGGATCAAAGAATGTTATGTCTTCTTTGTTCTTGAAGCGTCTCCAGAAGAAGGCAGAAAGTACCACTCCGTAATCCATATGTCGGACACGAGTTTCTTCAGTACCTTGATTATTTTTAAGCACAATAAGATCATCAAACTGATGATGCCAGATAGGATAAAAAACTGTAGCACTAGCATTACGAATTCCTCCTTGGGAACATGAACGTAAATCACCAAACCACTTCTTAAGAAACGGGATCATTCCAGTGTGCATGATTTCGCCACCCCTAATAGGGCTACCCAATGGGCGTAGGCGTCCAATCTCTAAACCAATGCCAGCTCGCTTGCTAGCATATTTTGCCATCATTTCGCCAGATGCAAAAATACTATCCAAATCATCATCGCTACGAATAAGGACGCAACTACTAAATTGCTTAGTAGGAGTGCCCAGACCGGCCAAGACAGGAGTCGCGAGCGTAAAGAGTCCGTCACTGGCTGCATTATAGTATTCTTTAATGAATCGCATTCTCGCTGAATTCGGTTCTTCTTTGTGAAATACAGTAGCGGCCGCGACCATATATCGAATCTGTGGAGTTTCATAAATTTCCTTTGTACTACGATTTCTTACTAGGTACTTTTCAATAAGCTGTTCAATAGCCGCATAGCTATATTGCTCGTCCTTCTCATGGTCGAGCATGTCATTCATTTTGTTCCAGTCTTCTTCAGTGTACCATTCTAATAGTTCACTTGTATAAAGTCCTGTTGCTACATTTTTCTTTACGACTTCGTAAAGGTGGGGAGGCTGATAGTCTCCATATACATCCTTACGCAACATTGACAAGCGTTGCTTGCCTGCTACGTATTGATAGTTAACGTGTCCTACGTCTGGGTTTGATTCTACATCGATTAAGTTTACAATAGCACGAAGAGTAACTTCATCAATTTCTCTAGTGGTCATGCCGTCATAGAAATGAGGTTGCGCCTTAATCTCTATCATTGACTGGCTAACATCTGCTATCCCGCTACATACTTTTGCAATCTGTGCTTGCCACTTTTCAATTGTTAGTGGCTCTTTATGTCCATTTCTTTTTGTAACTATAATTTTATTCATTTTCTCGCTTCTCGTTGAAATTGACCGTCATACTGTGTTTAGGAAGTATTTAGTGAAGTCAATTCAACTATTTTGTCTTCTTGGTACTGGCGCTTTACTGTTTAAAACAAACAGGTTTTTGACTTGATCTAGAATGAACCAGACCTTATGCCATCAATAATCATAATAATACACGCACTTAATGCAAATGTCAAACCGTCTGGCAAAAAGAAAGCCCAACCGAAGCTGGGCTTATTGGAGTCATTAGTTTTTAGATAATGTCTGGATAGGTTGATGTTGATTGGTATGAGTATGTTAACACACCAGGCGCAGTAGTTGTATCGTTGTTTACATATCGGATAGCAACTGAGTATGCCACTTCAAGTCCGGTAGCATTGCCGCCTGTTTCGTCTAGTAGCTGTGCATTGAATGACAATGCAGTATCTACAGAGTTTAGCTCAGTTGGGCTTGCTAGTCTATCTGGGCCAATGTAGTTGTACTCATCACTTAGTTGTACTTCTTTAGTATCAACGTTGATGTTCAAAGTAATAGTACCTCTGCGAGTAACACCGTTTGACGATAGGTTGCTTTTGAACACGTAGTTAATAGCATAGGCAATTGACTCAACTGGTACACCATCTGCATCTGTTGCTACTGGCAATCTAAATGCTAGTGACTGTGTAGAGCCAATGTATGTTAAACCAACTGTGTTAGTACCATATGAGTCGTATGTACCTTGTCCGCCGAGTTCAGGTACATACGGAGTGCTTAGACGTAATGTATTAGTACCAAGACCAACATGTCTATCTGATCTAAATGTTTCTAATCTGTTCTTGGCTTGTGCAAAGTAAACTTGTGGATACTTTGCGTTATCATGTCCGCCGCCATCATTACCTACGTCTTCAACGCGGCAATTACTTACAATGTTTCCATACCCGCGATCAATGTAAATTGCATGACGCTTGACGTTTTCAAAGAAACAACTGTCAATAGAGTTTTCAATTGGGCCAGTTTCCTCACCAGGACTACCACTAGTACCGTCGCCAAATACAAACCCTTGTCTTACATTAGATACAAAGAAGTGTGTAAAGTCGTTGTGATTAATATCACCCTTAGAAAATACTGCGGTTCTATAATTAGTAACTTCGATATTAGTAAACTGATTACGTTGTGTTGTAACAATAGCAGTCTTAGCTTCTAGGGCAATAGCTTTACTAGAAGCTACTTCGCCTGAAGTTTCTTCGCCGTCCCATTGGCTGTTGATTACTAAGTTTTCAAATACGCTATCACGTACTGCATTTAGTTTCATACCAATAGCTTGTGTAGAATTAACATTGATGGACAAGTTTGAAAATGTAATATACTTTGGTTGATTGTTGTATGTTGAGTTAATTAATGATCCAGGAGTTACTACACCAGTGGTTGTATTAAATGTAGTCGCATCGTTGACGAATTCAAATACAGGGCCGGTACCTGTAAAATTAATAATAGTACTATCTGGGCCTGCGCCAATAATAGTAGCATGACTAGGCACATAGATTGTGCTGGTTACTTTAAAAGTACCAGCTGGCACATTAAGTACTACACGACTTTGTGTAGTGCCAACAGTACTTGGATTAATGTATAGTTGACAGATAGCACGTTGCAATGCTGATGTGTCATCAACAATGCCGTCACCAACTGTGTCAAATGATGCAGTAGTTACAAAGTCGTCTAGACGATCTTGTAGTTTACGTTGAACAGCATCGTTAGCAGTAGGACCCGTTTGAACAGAATCGCCCTCGCCTGACTTATAAATGTGTTGGATTAAGTTAAGAATGTTACCCTGGGCTGTTAAGTCGTTCTCTGTAAGAATCTGAGTGTTACCTACACCCGGACTGCCTTCAGCAACTGAACCGTTACCAATGTAGAGCTTCTGGTTATCAATTGCCCAGGCAAGCTCACCCGAAGCAAGTTGCGGTAACCCAGTACCACTGTTTGCTTTTCCTCTACGTACTTGAATACGGCTAATTTGCACTACTGCCATAATAATATCCTCTTATTGTATATTTATGACTAGCACACCGTGAAAAAGCCCTAGTAAAAACTAGGGCTTTGGGGGTTAAACTGCTATTAAGCTAGGGTTAATGATGTTGGAACTGATACAGTTGTACCACTTACGTCAACATTGTTGTTACCTAAGCTAGTACCCATGTTGCGGATTCTAACTTGTAGCTCGGCTGCATCATTGACTGACTTATCCATTACTACATGAATCTTACCTGATGAGTCAGCAGGCACAAAGAATGCCGCTGGGTTCAATTCTTTAACAATTAACTCTACTACTTCGTCAATTGCGTCATCTTCTGCTTGCAAATCAACGGCTGTACCGTTTGCAATTTTAACTATGATTAGAAACAAATTACAGTTGTCAGCATATAGTGTACCAACTGTGTTTCTTAATCCGCTTACTCGTGTTACTGAGGCCATAATAAATCTCCGTTTGTTTTATTTATCAGTTTTCGCGGTAGTACTGTTCAACTCTGTTCCACCACTGTTTTTCCCAGTAACTGAACTTATCCGGAGTAAGTATAAACTCTTGATACGCAGGATCTCCCCATGTTAGCGTTTTGCCAATTTCTGGGGGTTTTACGC